ATGCTGACCGATACAAAACTAAGAAGTTTAAAGCCACAAGACAAGCTTTATAAAGTGTCTGATCGAGATGGTTTATACGTTGCAGTGACAAAAAGTGGTGTTATTTCATTTAGATATGATTATCGCTTTAATGGAAGGAGAGAAACGGTTACTTTTGGTCGATACAGTGCTGACGGTATCACGCTTGCAGAAGCAAGGGCTGAATTAATTGAAGCAAAAAGGCTGCTAAACGCAGGAATATCGCCAGCTTCAAAGAAGCGTGACGGTATTGAGAGTAAAAAAATAGGGACGGTATTCAAAGACTATACCGTCAATTTCCTTCGTGATGCCCAATATGCCGACTCAACAAGGGCCATGAAAGAAGCGATTATTGAAAAAGAAATTTATCCCGTATTCGGTAAGCTTCAACTAGAAGAGATCACCACACCACGGCTTAGAGCATTGTGTGAAAAGATAAAGGATAGGGGCGCAAAAGCGACCGCATTACAAGTACGTGAGATTGTTGGATCCGTTTTTACTTATGCCATAGATAGAGGTTATGAAATTAGTAACCCAGCAGATGCAATAAAAGCCTCTTCCATAGGGACTTTTCAGGCACGAGAAAGGGCAATGTCACCGAAAGAAATCGGTATCTTATTTCGTGAACTAGAAAACTATAGTTGTTATCCAACCTTAAAATTGGCCGTTAAGTTTGTATTGCTAACATTAGTCAGAAAGTCTGAGTTTATTCATGCAACATGGGATGAAATAGACTTTAAAAATAGACAATGGGTGATCCCTAAAGGGCGAATGAAGGGGAGAAAAGAGCATGTTATTTATCTCTCTGACCAAGCAATGGATATCCTAACTGGTATGAAAGTTTGTGCTATGGGAAGCAATTACTTAATGCCTGGTCGATATGATATTAAAAAGCCACTTTCTAATGCTGCATTGAATAACGTGATTGATGGCACCGTAAAACGTATCAATGAGAAAGGTATTGAGTTCGAATCGGTTACTATTCACGATTTACGACGCACGGCAAGCACGCTATTGCACGAAGCAGGTTATAACTCAGATTGGATAGAGAAATGTTTAGCACACGTTCAAAATGGCGTTAGAGCCGTTTACAACAAAGCTGAATATGCTGAACAGCGCAGGAAGATGTTACAAGAGTGGGCTAATATGGTGGATGAATGGATAAAAGAGAAAGATTAACGCTCAGTCATTCTTCGCCAAGTGTTTTATAAGCAAGTAGTGATGATAGGTAAAGCACACCGACAACAGGCCAGATTGTTGAGTAAAACAGTCTGGCCACAATATCTTTTATATTGTCGCTTTCGTGCTTAGACTCTGAAAATAGGTATCCAGCAAGCCATAAGTACACAGCTAATAATGTGAGTAAAATAATCATTAGCTGTTTTTCCTTTTGTACTGAGTATGATCATCACCACACTCTTTAGAACAGTAAGCGCTGTTCTCTGTTACAGGCTCTTCACGACACCAGATACAAAATCCTGTTAAGCTTTTGGCTGGTGGTTCTCTGTTTGCTAATGCGGTGTTGATTTGTAGAGCCGTTAAGTCATTAGCATCATCTGCGATATCAGGCATATTTATTCCTTACAAATAAAATGAGAATTGATAAGTTCGATACTGTTGTTAGGACATTGATCGCCCCATGCATCCCAACCTTGTGACATGTCACGAGCAAATAGCTCAATGCGACTTACATCACCGTACAACTGTTCAAGACGGTTTTTTACTTCCCACGGCTTTTCGCTATGCTCACCTAAACAACTAAATACGATTTGCTTAACGCTAGCACTAATGCGCTGTAATCCATTGCCTCGAGTAGCGATTAAAACATCTTCACTATTGGCTCTGGTGTAGTTACCTCCATTCATTTTTGTTTCAGCATCTAATAGTTCAAACAGGTCGTGATAATCAAATAACTCACTGTTTTGAATCGACTTATCAATTCGTTGCCATGCTAAAGGGTTAAACTTAACCCATGTAAAAGCTTTCATTGTGCGGACTTTAAAGCCCCAAGCTTCAGCTAATTTAATAGACTCGAGTACAAAATTACCTGTATACCACATGGCAAGAACTGCGTTATCAGATGCGATAGAATGAATAGGGATATGGGTTAAATTGAAGAGAGAAGTTGTTGGATAATGATTTTTAGCAGCACCGTTTGAAACTTTATTTTTGTAATCCCACGGAGGATCACAATAGATAAGGTCGTATTTTTTCATTCGTTCCCTTTATAAAATGCTATCCAGTGTGTTTTATCGTTTTTCCCTACACGCTGAACGGCCGTTGGTTTTTCATTAGTTAAAGCTAATATTTGTTTAATGGGTATTTGAGTTTCATTCCACTTAAACAATAAGGTCCCATTTGGCTTTAACACACGAAATGCTTCAGTAAATCCTTTTTTTAAATCTTCTTTCCATGAGTCTTTATTTAACGAACCGTATTTTTTAAACATCCAGCTATTTTTGCCAACTCTAATTAAATGAGGTGGATCAAATAGCACTTGATAAAATGAATCATCTTGGAACGGAAGATTTTTAAAATCAGAAATAACATTAGGTGTTATATTTAAAATTCTTCCATCACATAAAATATGTTCTTCGGCTCTAATATCATTAAATAAAACGCGGTTATCTTGTTTATCAAAATAAAACATGCGAGAGCCACAACACATATCAAGTATTGGCTTCATTGTATCCTCTGAGTTTAGGTATAAAAAACCCTGCTAGTGCAGGGTTAATGGTAAATTTCATTTATTATTCTATAAAGATTGTTTAAACTCATATTATAAATATTATTTTCTTGATATATAAATTTAACATCAAATAACCAGTTATCTAAGTTATTATTTACCATATCAACATCATCAATAAATTGGTAGATAGTATCGAAGTATTTGCTATTATTGTTTACAGCTAGCCTTAATGCTTCCATAAGTTTTGATGTATCCATTCTATAAAAATATCTTATACACCTTTTTTGTTCACCAAATCCAGTCATTATGTAGTAGTATATCCCATCCTTTTTCACTTCTGGATTATCGGGTTTTTTTTGTGATAAAAACATGTATGATTTTTGCATAAACTCTACGTCATAACCAATTCTTTGGCATTCCATTAATAATATTTTTGATATCGATGAATCGATTCTTTCATTTTTTTTATTTTCTAACTCTATTGAGTGTTCTTTTTGTTTTTTATAAATAACATAAGTCAAAACAATACCAAATAGAGATGCAAAGCTAATGGATGATGATATTTTACTATCTAAGCTTATTTCTGAATAGTAAATAAAAGAATATACACATTCTATCGCTAATATTAATGCCATTATTTGAAATGCAGTTATCATAGCAGATGCAAAACAATCCTCTTCTTTTTCAGACATAATCTCTCCTTATTTAAAGCAAGAATCATACTCACATCCATGTGACTAATCCACTGTCAAAATACCTACTTAATTCACACTTATTTGCTTTAATGCCTCACGAACAGCGTTTAATCGTGATTCCATTCTTATATATTCAGGGTTGGAAATAGTGGGCCAATCGTTATACCAAGCATCATCACCAAACAAGCTAAGCAACTTACCGCCTAAAAAACTATTGCAACAATCATCTTTAACATTATCTGATGCTTCGATTAAATCCCAATGTTCCCTTGCTTCGTATTTATCTATTTCATCATCTTTGCGTAGCTTGATAACTTGCTTTTTAGCGTATTCAGCATTTGCATCGTTATCATCATCTATTTCATAGATTAAATTAGAATCTAACTTACCTATCCAGTAGTGATTATTGATACGCTGAATAAACTCAACTAATGAGCAACCCATAGAACCCCAAAAACAAGACCATGAACAACCGCTTTCGCTAATTGTGACATGACCATTTTGATTATCGCCGTAGTCCTCAAGATAAACATGAATAGGGTCGTGACGTTCTATGCCTGTTATCAACAGCTTAGTCACTTGAGATTGTTCAACCTTCATATTCATTCCTCTTCTTGCATCCCTGTGAGTTAAATTCTGTATTTATTAATTACCTCACCAAGCTCTTTTAAAAAACTATCCCTTTCACTGCCTGATATTGAGAAATCACCATAAATAGAAATGGATGTATCTAAATATTGGTTATCTATAACCTCTATTTCCTGATGAACAGCAACCCCATTTGATGGGTAGTCAATGCGGTTTAATACGCGTTTTAATGCTTTATCTGTCATATCTATCTCCTGTTTGCATCCTTGCACTGAGTTCTAATTCCAATTAGAGATTTCTTCTTCGATTAAGTCGTCTATTTCGTCGTTAGTGGCTTCTTCATTCAGAAATAAACGCGCTTCGGTAATATATTTTTCTCGGTTCTCGTCAAAGAACTTTGAAAATTCAGGCGACCACCCATGGCGTTTACCATCAAAATCAACGTGAGCATTACCCTCTGCCATGTTTAGAATCATCATATCAGCAGTAATAACGCCACATTCACGACAAAATCCTTTCAAGTCGCGTTTTCTGTAATAAGGTGAAACCTTAGAATCACAAACACTCTTGAATCGTTGCTTCCATCTCTGAATGCAACGACCGTGTAAACTTTTCATGGTTATATCCTTTGGTTAAACGGGAGGGGTGGTTAGGCGTTACTCACAAACTGACCTGCTTCATTACGCTTACGTTCGGTGTAACATTTAGGTGTCTCTCTTGATTGAGAACGTTTTTTCAACCACTCATCAACTTCTTCAGCTTCCCAAGCAACACAGCGCACAGATAAATACATACGCTTTGGAAAATCGCCTTTCTTCTCTAAGGTGCGAATAGTTGAGCGAGAAAGCCCTGTTAGCTTTAAAACATCAGGCATACGGATAGGGTTGATAGGTAATTTAATATTCATATTTAAACTCCTGCGGAGCGATACAACTCCGCTTTAAATAGGATCACTGGTATTCAGGGCGCATATCACCAAGCGTGATAGAGAAAGACTCGTATAACTCATCACCGAGTTTTCTTTTGCTTGATTTAAGTAGCTTGTCTACTTTTTCAAATGCTTCTGTGGCTTCTGGTGAGCCAGATTCAGGAAGTGAGTTGATAGAAGCTTCTAGGGCATTACGTGCATCAATGCGGTGGTATGCCTGTACTGCTTTATTTTTTAATTCAGTAAATAGGTTGATCCCCATTTCATTTTTTAAGTTCTCAATTTCTGCGCGAATATTTTTAGCTTCTTCGACAGTCTGAACATCATCAATAGCTAATCTAAATGCTTCAGCATCGAACTTAGGTATAAACTCGCCTTGAGCTTCTTTTACAGGTTCAGCATTATTTGGTTGTTGCTGGTTGGTGATTTCATTAATGCTTACACGTTCTTTCTGTGGGGTGATGTCTTTAATCGGTCGATCTTCAAGTTCTTCTGGCGTATACACACCAAGGATAACTTCAGGACAATAAAGACGGGCCCAATATTTTACAGCGAGATACGCGATTTGTTGCTTAGGCATTGTTTTCCAAAGAGGTGAGTTTCTCGTCTGTACATCAGCAAGGTAAACAGGTTCACCCCATGTAATTTCTTCTTCACCTCTTAAAATTGCACCGACTTCAATAAATAAACCCGATTCATCACGTTTATCTTTCATGCCTACAATCTTTTCCCAGCCGCCACCGTATTTGTAATGGAATCGACCTACAACAGCATTTGAACTGGTAATAACGGCATTTACTAATTGGGCTTCATAACCAAGCACACCATTGATGACATGTGTTTTTTGACCGACAACGAAAGGATCCATTCCCCAACGTGCAGACTGCATTGTGATAGCAAGACAATCAGATGGTTTACCTTGCAGATGTCTTGGCACCGTTGCTGTACCTGATGCCATTAGCTCAGCAAATTTGACAATGCGGTCTAATGATTCATGATTAAAAAGTAATGATGTATTATTCATTACTGATTGGTTTCTTTCGAGAGTTGCTACTTCTGACATAATATTTACTCCAAGCGTGCGCCTGATTGTTCAAGCGCAGTTTTATTAAGCGACTTCGTTTTGCAGTTCTTCTAACTTTCTCTGCTCAAAGTCAGTGATACCGATAGTGAGAGTAGTGGTGATAGGTGCTGGCCAATATCCTGTATCCATAGCTTCACGGATATCACGCAGTATCTTTTTGTACTCAGCGCGACCCAGTTCAAGTAACTCAGGAGAGGCTTCAACGATAGCGACCCAGTGGTAATGCTCGTCTTTGTTAACGAATATCCAGAAGAACTGATCCAGCATTGCCACATCACAATACATAGCTGCACTGATGTGATAATCGCGATTAATGATTTCTCTGCGGATCATGGTTTCAATGGCATCTTGTTTAAATCGACCAAGTGCTACAGATTTGAGGTCAAAACCTAATCGGTTATTTTCTGTTTGAATTTCGATATCAGGACGAACACGAATTTCAAGGCCGGTATCTTCATCAATGCCGTAGTAACTCACTTCTGATACACGGTTAGGGTGGTTTAATAAACTGGATGCTTCTTTGTGGTTCATAACAGCGTTACGCATGTTATTTGCCATTTCATAGTCAACGGTTTGAACATGAATTTTTGAATCGTCACTAAGCCATTGGCTAATGATTTCATCTTCAAATACAGCATCAGGTTTTACTTCTTTAATGACCTGTATGAGATCATCTTTTTTGACGGGTTTTCTAAGTGGCTCAGGCTTACTTACTTCTGCTAAATATAATTCAGGATTGATGTGGTGGTATATCTGCTCAAGTAATGCATCTGTATTACCTGAGGTTTTCAATGGTGTTGGCAAAGTATCATTATAGGCTTTGATACAGGCTTTCATTGCTGCGCCAGTAAATTTCCCATCTTCAGGGATGGTTTTAAATTCATCGGGCAACTGCATGTATATCTGACCTAGCTCTTCGGCTTTTCCGCTGGTGGAAAGTTGCGGTGTCAGAGTGGCATTATGTTCTTCAATAATTGCTTTTAACTCATCTTGTGAGAGCTTTTTAGGCAACTTATTGTTGTATTCGTCAATCCATGACTTCATTGTTTCCGTTGTTGTAAAGGCACCTTCTGGAATAATTGGCTTAACACTGAATTCAGCATCAAACTTTTCAGGTTCCATTGTTAACGTGTGAAATGCACTACCTAAGTCGAAACAACGCTTATTTTCACGCTCAATAACTTTTGTTACATGGCGTAACTCGTAATACATCAAACTAATACGAGCATCTTTTAGCATCGAACTACTGATGCCGTTTGAACTGTGATACACCTCATTAGGAATATCGGGATAACGACCAGGTTCAAAATAAGCAGGTTGGTCATTTTCTTCCTTTGGAATATCTTCCGCCTCCTTGCGTTGACCGTTTTGGTTATCTTTGTTGGCGTGAAAAATCACCTCTTCCTGAGGTGCTTCTTTTTTTTCTACCTCAATTGAGGCGGTTTTTGGGTTTATTAATGAGTTAAAGTGATTAACTCTATGACGAACGCTACGCATATCAGGGTTATCAATAAATGACATAATAGCGTTAATGATTTGCTCTTCACTTAATTCACTGCTGATATTAGGAACCAATGAAAGTGCAAGTAGCGTGATATTAATAAAGTGGTCATATTGCTTAAACTCTTCTTTTTCAATATCACCGTTGATATGAGCTGTTAGCATATCTACTTGTTCGCTATCAGTAATATCTTGGTTAAGTAAAAGAGCTTTTGCAATCAACACATTTAAGTGCTTAGTGTCTGACATTTTGTTTACCTACTAATTGTTCTGTTTGTAATGCGAGCTTTCTTACATAAGCCCACTCAATACCAGCTTTAAAATTGTCAAATGACTGTGACTCATTTAAGCCAGATAAGGTAAATACATGCTTACCGTCTTTGATATAAAAGATCATGACTAATCACCAAATTGGTTATGTCTGAGCGCATTAAAAAATCAGTCTCTTTTATCCATATTGTTAAAGAGCAAATTAACCGTATTGGTTAACTTATACTTTTAATCATAACCATAAATTAACCATTGTCAACCGTAAAAAACAAATAAATCACCAATATGGTTATGTTTGTTTTTATCACTATGAAATTTAATGATTTATTAAGAGTAAAAAGAAGCCAAGATATGACTTCTTTTTAATGGAAAGGGTTAGTCGTGGGAGATAGGCTGGTTTTTATTAATGATAAATTCAATGAAATTTTCAATAGCAGCTTGTTCGCTGGCGGGAAGTTTTGAATAGGCTCTTCTATCATAGTTAATAGTGCCTTTATCATTTTTAGGGATCAGTAGTTCATAGGCTTGGCGGCCCATTGCTTTTGCAATAGCATCAATGCTTTCAGCGGTGGCGCTGGCTTCACAATTGATAATGCGGTTAACTGTTGATTGTGCAAGCCCAGAATCGACAGAAAGCTTAACTCTTGATTTTATTCCATCATTTAACATGAATGTTGTGATGTTATCTGAGAGTATCTTGCCAATTTCAGTCGGAATATATTCTTCTTTTTCTGACTCCGCATGACCTTCTTTTAAGTGGTCTACATCCATCCAATATTTGCTAATTCTAGTCACATATTCAATTTTGCGTGACATTGGATCGGTGAGTTCACGATGACTTTTTAAATCTTTTGGTGATAGGTAACGAGAGATCATACTTGGTGCTACACCTAACGCATCAGCCAGTAATTTTTGTTTGCCGTTATAGTAGCGTTCAATAATATAAATCAGGTTATCTTTTCTAATTTCAGCAATGCTTTTCATTTCTCCAAGTCCTTTGGTGTCTATTCTTTATACAAATTTGATTAAGTTATGGTGTATTAAACAAACAAATAACCCTTTTGGTAAAGTACCTAAACGGTTACTATTATTTATTGGTTAATCAAATTGGTGAAATTATGGAAGTTTTCGACTTTAAAAAATTTTGGAATAGCTTAACGATTAAGCAAAGAGAAGCATTTTCTCAAAGAACGGGGTATAGCCAATTGTATCTATCACATCAGCTACGCTATGCAAAACGTAAGCCTTCACTAAGTAAACTCAATAAGTTATATGATATTTGTATTGAGCTCGGTGCAGATACAACCAGAGAGCAATTAATCAATTTCTTTATTCGATAATAATTCAAAGGCTATTTATTGATAAGGATCACTTCGGTGGTCCTTAATTTTTTATTGATAACCAATAAGTCTTTTTAGGTTGATATATTTTAAAATAACGGATAGCATTTGCACATACACATAATCAAATGAGGTTGAAATGGAGATTATTAGTCGAAAAGAAGCTGCTTCAAAAGGGCTTGGAAAATTTTTTACAGGTAAGAAATGCAAGAACGGTCATGTTGCTGAACGTTATGTTTGTAATGGTGTTTGCGTTAAATGCAACTTTGAAAATTCAACAGTCTATCGCTCTGTGTTAAAGCAATTAATTAACAGCGCTAAGTGAATGGTGTTTTATGCGTGACTATGGAAAAGTTTCCCCACAATTTTGGATAGGAAAAACAGGTAAGGAAATAAGAGAAAAAGGGCATGAAGCACTTATTGTCTCTATGTACTTATTAACCAATCCTCACGCCAATATGATCGGAATGTATTACCTACCTATTATCTATATGGCGCACGAAACAGGGCTAGGTTTAGAAGGGGCTTCTAAGGGGCTTCTAAGGTGCATTGAAGCAGGTTTTTGCCACTATGATGAGGATGCTGAAGTTGTTTGGGTGATCGAGATGGCAAAATATCAAATAGCATCATCTTTGAAGCCATCAGATAACCGGTGTATCGGTATACAAAGAGAGTATGACTCTCAGCCTAAAAATCAATTTCTATCAATGTTTTATGATAAGTATAAAGATGCTTTTAATTTAAGTTCTGCAAGAGAATCATCGATAAAAAATGAAAGGGGCTTGGAAGGGGCTTTGAAGACCCTACGAAGCCAAGAACAGGAGCAGGAACAAGAACAAGATATAAAACCCCCTAAATCCCCCTTGAAAAAAAAGTCGGTACAAAAGCGAGGTTTTAATATCTTGGAAGAAAAAATACCTGATTGGCTAAATCCTGAAGTTTGGGAGAAGTGGATTGAGTACCGAAAGGAAATCAAGCACCCGATAAAATCGAAACAAACGTTCAGTGGACAAATAAAATTACTCACTGAGTGTTATGAGTTAGGTTTTTCACCTGAAGAAATAATTAGCAAAACCATTACAAATGGCTGGCAAGGACTATTCAAACCAAACGTTTCACCACCACAACGGATCATTCAACCTCAAAAGAACGATGAGTTTATACCGGAGGACTTCTGATGACTGCATCATCAACCTTAGCAAGGCTAAAGCGAATAATGCCTGAGCATATTAAACCTAAATTTACTACTTCTGCTGAATTAATGGCATGGCAACGAGAGCAGGGTGAAATTGATTCAATGAGGATCGCAAATGAAAACCGAGTAGCTCGTTTAAATAAAATCATGGGTAGATCAGGTATTAGCCCATTACACCAAAATTGTTCATTCGATAATTATGACGTTACATGTGAAGACCAACAAAGAGCATTGTACAAAGCTAAGAGATACGCTGAGCAATTTGGTAAATCATTTGGTGGGTTCATTTTCAGTGGTAATCCTGGTACTGGAAAAAATCATTTAGCGTCAGCCATAGGCAATCACATTATCCAAAAAGGGAAAAGTATTCTGATCGCTACACTGCCGGACATAATGATGAAGGTTCGTGAAACCTATCAAAAGGATGCTAAAACAACAGAGTCAAAACTGATAGATGATCTGTGTGATGTTGATTTGCTAGTGCTTGATGATGTGGGTGTGCAACGTGGAAACCTCAATGAGGAATTAATTATATTTCAAGTAGTGGATCGAAGACTAGCAAACAAAAAGCCTGTTGGAGTGCTTACAAACCTAAATTATACCCAACTATCCAAAGTGTTGGATGAACGAGTAATAGATCGACTCCGAATGGGAAATCCAACAACGATAAATTTCACATGGCAAAGCTATCGGCGTTTAGTTAAGTAATTTCATAAACTAAAAATCGAATAGGGTTTATTGGATATCAAAATCCTTAGCGTAATAAACACTGGTGAGTTTTATTTGTTGTAGGTATGCGATTGGGTGCCTGAGTAGTGAAAACAGCGTATAGACGATTTGAGAGCGTTTTAAGTAGGTATGAGTTTAATTAAAAACTCTGTTTTTTTATACTTGAAAACATAACCAAATTGGATATATTAACCATAATGATTAATCTATTAAGGGTTATCGTATATGAAATTTATGCAGGATTTAGTTGTTGATATTTTACGTGACAATAAAAAACCATTGTCAGTTAACGAAATAACCGAGATCGCCTCAGAGCTTGATGGTAAGAAAAATCGCTCAACAACCAATTATGCGTTGATCAAGTTGGTTGAATGTGCGGTTGTTGAGCGCAAAGCGGTAGTCGGAATTGGTTATGTATACACGCTAGCGCCTGATTACATGGAGCGTCTACGTGATTTAGATATCAAAAAAGAAGCATCTCTAATGACCAAGAAGCCAGCAAAACCTACGGATAAGCATGTTATCTGTCAGAAAGGCTCACTAACCTACGTCAGAAAGAGCTTACCACCGTTACAGCATGGAAAGATTGCTGATATTCATAACCGTATGAACGCAATGCTGGTGGCGGTACGCGCATGAAACAGCAAATTTATTATATCAATCCTATACCAAAGCCACGTATGACACAGCGTGACGCATGGAAGAAAAGGCCCGTTGTCGTTAAGTACCACGCTTTTTGTGACGAGATGAGAGCTAACCGTTTCACGTTACCTGAAAGCGGTGCTCACCTAACGTTTGTTATCCCTATGCCTAAATCATGGAGCAAGAAGAAGCGCATTGAGATGAATGGCAAACCCCACCAGCAACGTCCTGATGTCGATAATCTGATTAAAGCCGTTATGGACGCCATCTTTGATGAAGATTGCAGGGTGTGGAATATCAGTGCGTCAAAGCTTTGGGGTGAGCAGGGAAAGATAGGGGTAACGTTACCTGAAAATACAGAAAATCATGAACTTATTACCATTCGTTAAGTTCGTGACTGAGTTAATTAATCGTTGAATGAGTTTGGGAAGAAATTATGAGCCAAGAAATTGATGCTATTAGGCTTATTCAATAACTCAAATAACTGTGACATGTCACGCAAGGGAAAATGATGAAAATTAAAACCTCAAAACTAAAAGGATTAGCGCTTGATTGGGCGGTAGGTAAAGCCATTGGCGTTGATGTTCGTATTGGCAAAGAGTTTGTTGTTGATGCTAATAACTGCGTATATAGCCCATCTAGCGACTGGTTAAAGTGTGGTGAGTTTATAAATAACTACTGGATTGATTTAATGTTTGAAGAAGTTGATGGGGTTAATTATTGCTATGCATCACCGCCACATTTAATGGGTGATTACGCCACTGCTAATACTGCTCAAGAAGCTATTTGTCGAGCGGTTGTTATGCTTGAGATAGGTAATGAAGTTGAGATACCTGAGGAGCTGATAAATGTTAACTAAGTACATTTTATTCGCTGTATTCTGGTGTGTCGTTGTTACTGTGATTGGAGTGTCACTTAATGGCTAAATCACCTGCTGAACGTAAGGCACAACAACGTAAACGCCAAAAGGAACTTGGCGTAACAAAGATTGAATTGCTGGTGGATAATCAAGAGCTGGAGATGTTACAGCGTAATTGTGTTCTGCGTATGCCTGGTCGTGAACCGTATGATGTTGTTGAATACTTGCAGATGCTTATTCGCAAAGATGATGCGGAGTATAAGCGACAAGCAGAGGAACTATCTAAGTGCAAGTGTGAGCGTTGTGGCGAACAGTTACCCGTTCAGCAATGTTGTTTATCTGGTGATGCTAAGTGTTGGGTAACAAAGGGCTGGCGTGAAATGATGTTGAAGGTAGAATGAGTCATTATTTTTTATTGATGGATTAAATGTGATGCTTGGATGTTTAGCTTTAGAGGATGCTTGTGTTCAAACAGTGTGGAATTGGATTTATGAAAATTGGAGTTGGGGCTTTTTTGTTGCGGTGGTATCTCTTTGGTATGCAGCTAAATCTTATTCGAAATCTTATAAATCTAATAAATTATCAGAAAGTTCACTTGATTTAACAGCAAGATCAACGGCACTTGCGGAAGAATCATTAAATGCAGCCAAACAAGCAATTGACACATCAATAGATTTATATAATCAGCAAAAAAATGATGTAAAGATGGAAAAAGAAGTCAATGAAAAAAAAGCCGAGCAGGCTTTGAAAGAAAATTTAAGGCACGTTATTTTAGGTTTGACTCCGATGTGTGATAATTTTATTAGCTTTATTAATGGGATACAATCAGGTAATTATAAGTACATTTCTCTGGACTCAAACATATATGTATATACAGAAAATTCATCATTTACTATAAATAGTTTTGAACCAGCAATATCATCATTAAACATGTTGATATTTGATGCAACTCTAATAAATAAAACAGTACATGAAAATATATCAACGGCTATAATTGCTTTGTCTCATTTTCAAAGAACTACTATACCATCTGTAAAACGTTGCTTAATGAGTGATATGGAATTAGATGATATCAAGAAAAGATTTGAAAAAGAAAAACCTATTTGGGATGGTCTGGTTTCCTCGATGGAGGATTTGATAAAATATGCTAATAACATATCAGACCTTTAATTGATTTGAAGTTTAACTTTTCGATAGTCATAATAACCAAAGAGGTGATGATTATGACTATCAAAAGACCAAGAAAGAAACCTGCACGACAGCCAACGCCTATCAACGACAAGATGGAACGTTTCTGTCAGGAATATATCAAATCCCCCGATAATCAAACTGATGCTGCAATCTCTGCTGGATATGCGTCTGGCAGTGCTTGCAAACGCGCATCACAGCTAATGGCTGATCCCCGAATTCAAGAACGTATCGCGCAACTTATGCAACAGCGCAATAAGCGCACCAAGATGAGTGCTGACAATGTACTCAGGCGTTTGATCGATATGCTTGATGCAGATATTGCCGATATTCTCAATGAGAAAGGCGATATTAAACCAATATCTGAATGGTCACCTATTTGGCGTAAAAGTGTTGCTGCATTCGATATCATTGATATTGACGGTGATACTCGCATTAAAAAAGTGAAATTGCTGGATAAAATTAAGGTGCTTGAGTTGATTGGTAAGCATGTTGATATCAATGCCTTTAGAGACAGAGTACAGGTTGATGTAAATGTATCGCTTGCTGATAAGTTGGCATCTGCTCGTAAACGTGCTCAGCAAGGGAGCATTGAGTAATGTCAGAAGCTTTGCAGAAGTCACCAGAAGAACAACTCATTGAAGATATCGCATCATTTACGCATGATCCATTAGGCTATGCGTACTACGCATTTCCGTGGGGTGAAGCTGGTGGAGAGCTTGAAGAATATAATGGCCCTCGTCAGTGGCAAGCCGAAGCATTAAATGAAATCGGTGAACATCTACGCAATCCAAAGACACGCCACCAGCCATTGTTACTTGCTCGTGCTTCTGGCCACGGTATCGGTAAATCTGCATTTATTTCAATGATCATCAAGTGGGGTATGGATACCTGCGAAGATTGTAAAGTAGTCGTCACTGCTAACACCGAAAATCAGCTACGCACTAAAACGTGGCCAGAAATAGCGAAGTGGCAACGCCTATCGCTGACTAATAATTGGTTTACTTGCACTAAGACAGCTATCTACTCAAACGATCCTAATCATGCTAATGCTTGGCGTGCTGATGCGGTACCGTGGTCAGAGAACAATACAGAGGCATTTGCAGGGCTTCACAACAAAGGCAAGCGTATTATCCTCGTGTTTGATGAAGCGTCTAACATTGCCGATCTGGTATGGGAAGTGGCAGAAGGGGCGTTAACGGATGAAGGTACCGAAATCATTTGGATAGCATTTGGTAACCCAACCCGTAATACAGGGCGCTTTCGTGAGTGCTTTCGTAAGTTTAAACATCGTTGGAACACCAAGCAGATTGATAGCCGTACCGTTGAAGGTAGCAACAAAGAGCAGATTAAAAATTGGGAAGAGGACTACGGCGAAGATAGCGACTTCTTTAAAGTCCGTGTTCGTGGTGTGTTCCCGTCAGCATCAGAGTTGCAGTTTATCCCAACAGGCTTAACCGATGAAGCCATGAAACGCATTGTCACACAAGCTGAAGTTGCTCATGCGCCTGTAATCATTGGTGTTGACCCCGCCTATTCTGGTATTGATGATGCGGTGATTTATCTGCGCCAAGGTTTATTCAGTAAGTGCTTGTGGACGGGCTTTAAAACAACAGACGATGTTGTTATGGCAAAGCGTATCGCTGACTTTGAAGATCAATACAAGGCTGATGCTGTTCATATCGACTTTGGATATGGTACCGGCATTCACTCCATTGGAACAAGTTGGGGTCGTGTGTGGCGTTTAGTTAAGTTTGGTGGTGCATCAACAGATCCACAAATGCTAAACAAACGCGGTGAAATGTATAACAGCGTTAAGACATGGCTAAAAATTGGTGGGGCTATTGATGATCAGGAAACCGCAGATGATTTGTCATGTGGTGAATACAAAGTTCGTGTTATTGATAGCAAGATTGTACTAGAAGATAAAACAGAAATTAAAAAGCGTCTTGGTCGTTCACCGGGTAAAGGTGATGCGCTCGCACTGACGTTCGCCTATCCAGTCACCAAAATAGATAGAAATTACTCCTCACCTCATTCTGGCGTTAATGTCAGCAATTCAGATTACGATCCATTCGCATAAAAAAAAGCCCTCTGGAGTAGAGGGCAAACAGTCCTAAGGTAAAGCACGCTGTCGTGGTAACAATACCGAGAAAAATGCAGTGGCATTGCATAACCAAAATGGTAGTTATAATTTTCAATATTGTCAAATAACATGTATTATTAATTTAATATGCAATATTGGTTAATTATAAAGGTGTGTCGATATGTGTAATCCATTTGGCAATACTCCAAAAATTACAACTCCTCCTGCTGTTCAGGCAGCACCTCAAGAACAAGATGCGGCAGTAACGGGTAGTCGTGATGATGAAATGCGTCGTCGCCGTGCAGCCGCAGGTCGTAAGTCTACGTTACTAACAGGTGCGCAGGGTGCGACAAGTTCAGCATCCACCAGCGGTAAAACCTTACTTGGTCAATAAGGGGTGACTATGTCAACGCCATTGAAACAACAGCTACTGCAACAACTTAATCAGTTGGAAACAGAGCGTAGCTCATTTGAACCGCATTGGCGTGAATTGTCAGATTTCACTCGTCCTCGTAGTACGCGTTTTACTGCGTCTGATGTTAATCGAGGTGATCGCCGTAATAGTAAGATTATTGATCCTACGGCATCTTTAGCTTCATCGGTGCTTTCTAGTGGCATGATGTCAGGCATTACAAGTCCTGCTCGTCCTTGGTTTCGTTTAGCGACACCTGATCCTGACTTAATGGATTATGGCCCTGTAAAACTTTGGCTAGAAACCACAGAACAACGCATGAACGAAGTGTTTAATCGTTCTAATCTCTATCAGTCATTACCGTTGATGTATGGCGATTTAGGCACCTTTGGCACTGCTGCAATGGCGGTTGTTGAAGATAGCCAGCGTATCATTCGTACCGTGCATTTTCCTCTAGGCAGTTACTATATTGCGAATAGCCCAAGCCTGAGTGTTGATGTTTGCTATCGTAAATTTACGATGACCGTCCGCCAGTTGGTGATGGAGTTCGGGCTTGATAGCGTCAGTGATACTGTTAAATCAATGTGGAATTCAAGCCAGTACAGCCAATGGGTTGAAGTGGTTCATGCCGTATATCCAAACCTTGAACGACAAACAGGAAAGTTAGAGGCGAAGCACAAGCCTTTTAAATCCGTTTATCTTGAAGTGGCGGGTGATAACGAGAAAGTGTTACGTGAATCTGGCTATGATGAATTTCCTATTATGGCGCCACGCTGGGAAGTGAATGGCGAAGATGTTTACGGTTCATCTTGCCCCGGTATGTTTGCGTTAGGTGGTACTAAAGCACTTCAATTAATGCAAAAACGTAAAGCGCAGATGATTGATAAGCTGACCAATCCACCTTTACAAGTGCCAGCCTCATTAAAAAACCAACGGGTAAATACCATACCAGGGGGCATTAACTATCTTGATGAGGTAAATCCTACTAATAAAATTCAAACGATTTTTGATGTTCAACCCGTAGCATTGAAAGCACTACTTGAAGATGTTCAAGATACCCGTCAACTGATTGATACTGCTTACTTTGTCGATTTATTCCGCATGATGCAAATGGTGAATACGCGCTCTATGCCGATTGAAGCCGTTGTTGAGATGCGAGAAGAGAAGCTATTGCAATTAGGGCCTGTTCTGCAACGCCTTGATTCTGAGTTACTCGACAAGCTGATTAATCGCACTTTCTCAATCTTGGTAAATAAAAATTTACTTCCCGTTGCGCCTGATGAAATGCAGGGAATGGATCTAAAGGTTGAGTACATTTCTGTTATGGCTCAGGCACAGAAAGCAATTGGCGTTGGTAGTATCGAACGCTTTGCTGGCTTTGTTGGCAATCTGGCAAGAGTTAAGCCAGAAGCATTAGATAAGCTTAACGCTGATGATGCTATTGATAACTATGCGTCTGCTATTGGTGTCTCTCCAACAATCGTTGCAACCAATGAGCAAGTACAAGCCATACGTCAACAACGACAAGCACAGCAACAACAAATGGCACAGATGCAAATGGCGCAGTCCGCTATTGATGGTGCTAAAACACTCAGTGATACCAATCTTGATAATGATAGTGCTCTGTCCGCTATGGCTGGTGGAGGTGCTCAATGACACATCCATTTGATGCGTATGAAGACGAGAGAATTGCTCGCACCGAATACGATATTCAACAAAAAAATAGGCAAGAGAAAGAAGAACAACAGCTAAAAGAGGTTATGTCCACAGAAGCTGGGCGTGCTGTTATTTGGCGTTTGATTTCTGACTCTGGCGTATTTCGTAGCTCTTTTTCTAATGATCCCTATGCAATGGCATTTAGAGAGGGCGAGCGTAACTATGGGTTAAAAGTTTTCAATCAATTACACCAAGTTTGCCCTGAGCTTTATGCGCAAATGGCAAATGAAGCAGCTACACCAAGCGTTTAACAACGGGAGAAGCAGTCATGAACTTATGGCAGAAACTAATCATGCGTCGCTTGTATAACGAGCAACACAGCGAGGGAGGTGAAGGCGGTGGCGGTACAGCAACGGAACCTACTCAAGAAGCATCAGCAACAGATAAAAATGAGCCACCAGCAAACAGTGATGATCCTACTAAAAGCACTGAAAAAGAGAATGGTGGAGAGCAGGGCAAGCCGGCTGATAAGAAAAATGATGCCAATAAATCAGATGTAGGTGCGCCTGAAAAGTATGAATTTAAAGCACCAGAAGAAGGGCAAGAGCTTGATCAAGGTGCATTAGAAGTCTTTGAGCCGATTGCTCGTGAGCTGAATTTAAACAACGAACAAGCGCAAAAACTGGTTGATGTTTATGGCTCTAAAATCATGCCAGCGATTAATAAGCAACTTGCTGAAGGTTGGCAAAAACAGACAGAGCAATGGGCTGAAACTGTTAAAGCAGATAAAGAGCTTAGTTCAGCTGAATCTATCGGTGCGGCACAAAAAGCAATGGATAAGTTCGGTTCACCTGAACTGAAACAGTATTTAGAAGAGTCAGGACTAGGTAACCATCCTGAACTTATTCGTATCTTTGCCGGTGTTGGCAAAGCAATGTCAGAGGACGGTCTTGTCACTGGCAACAGTAACGGCAGTAAAAGTGCTGCTGATGTTTTATTTGGATAACAAAGAGGAAATAACATGCCTGCTTTAACTCTCGTTGATTGGGCTAAACGACAAGGCCCTGACAGCAAGCAAGCGAAGATCGTCGAATTGCTGAATCAGTCTAATGAAATCCTTGATGATATGGTTTTCGTTGAAGGTAACTTACCGACGGGTCACCGTACAACCGTTCGTACTGGTTTACCATCTGCAACATGGCGCTTGCTTAACTATGGTGTACCACCAAGCAAATCAACCACAGCACAGGTTACTGATGCGATTGGTATGCTTGAAACCTATTCTGAGGTTGATAAAGATCTTGCTAACTTGAACGGGCAAAAGAATGAATTTCTATTGTCTGAATCAATTGCATTCTTAGAGTCAATGAACCAGCAAATGGCTGAAACTGTTATTTATGGTGATGCTACGGTTCATCCTCAGCGCTTTACGGGTTTAGCTGCACGCTTTAACGATATGAAAGCAAAGAATGCAGTCAATATCATTGATGCTGGTGGTACTGGCAGTAACTTAACTTCTGTGTGGTTAGTGGTATGGGGTGAAAACACTGTTCACGGTATTTTCCCTAAAGGTTCTAAAGCAGGTTTAGAACAAAACCATTTAGGTGAAGTTACTTTAGAAGATGAGAACAAAGGTAAATACCAAGGCTTTCGTACTCACTTCCAATGGAAAAATGGTATCTCAGTTCGTGACTGGCGTTATGTTGTCCGTATCGCCAATATTGATTTATCCAAAATTGGTAAAGATCCAGAAAAAGCGGACACACTCGATTTACCAGACTTGTTTATTCAAGCAATTGAGAAGATCCCTAACCTCTCTATGGGGCGTCCTGTTTTTTATTGTAACCAGCAAATCCGTAGCTGGATGCGTCGCCAAATTAAAAACAGTAAAAACGTCAATATTTCTATGGCAGAAGTTGCCGGTAAGAAAGTTGTTTCATTCGATGAAATTCCTGTTCGCCGTGTTGATGCCATCTTAACGACTGAAGATCAGGTGAAATAAGTTATTGCGGTGTCGTTTAACGGCTCCGCTAACTTTCATTTATTTGGAGATAGTCAAAATGATTTTAGATAAAGAAACGCTTTTTTCACTGGATCAGGCGGTTACTGCATCTGCTGTAAGTAAGCAAATTATCGACTTAACGCCAGTGTATGGTGCATTTCGTGATATCGGTATTGGTGAGCCATTAGAGCTGTTTGCACAAGTGACTGAACAGGCTAAAGCAGCAGGTGAAGCGACGGTTCAAATTAAGTTAGAAACCGCGACAGACGATAAATTCTCTGATGCTAAATCTATCTTTGAATCTGTGGCAATACCAATTGCTGATTTAAATGCAGGTAAACGTATTGTGGCGAAAGTACCTCAAGGCGTTTTGAAGTACCTGCGCCTGCAATATGTTGTTGCAGAAGGTCCATTAACGGCGGGTAAGTTCACTGCGGGCATTAACCTAACTGTTGATGCTCATCCTATTTACGATGCTGTAACTCAATAAGGTGTGACATGTCACGATATAAGGTTTTAAAAAAATCATTTATCGCTGGGCGTCTACTTGAAATCGGTGAAGAGGTTGAGTACGACGGTATAGCTGGCGATAACTTAGCGTTAATTGGTGGCGCTGATGCTCGACTTAATACTCATAGTGTGGCTGATGGGGCTGGTGATAATACTGGTGAAGGCATAAGTAATATTGCTGTTAGCGGTTCAGGTGTGGCAATTGATTCAAGCCTTGATGTGCTTCGTGAGCAATATACCCAGCTATTTGGTAAAGCACCTCATCACAATATGGGCGCAGATAAAATGCGCACCGCAATAGATGAAAAGCGGAAAGAACTTGGGGTTTAACCCCCGATGATAAAGGGGGCGGAAGCCCCTTTTTTATTTTCTACTTGAGCCAAGAGATATCCAATGAAACTAACCAATCTAAAAACCAGCACAGAAACTTATGAAAATGCCAAAGGTGAAAAAGAAACTCGTGAAGAATATCCATACGGGCTACGTATTTCACTTGAAAACGACACAATAGAAAAGCTAGGTGTTTCCATTCCTGATGTTGGTGAAAGTATTGAGCTGTCTGCTGTTGCCAAAATACTGTCTAAATCTATTAATGAACGTGAAGGTAAAAAGTCAGTATATGTAGAGTTACAAATAACCGATCTGGCTCTAGGTGTAGGCGACACAAAATCAACGGCAGATGTTCTTTTTGATGGAGGTGAGTAATGGCCTCAGAAATTGAAATTTGCAATATTGCATTAAGTCGCATTGGTAATAGTCGTTCAATTAATAGTATGACTGAAGCCAGCAAAGAAGCCGTTCAATGCAATCTTCATTATGCGCAATGCCGTGATAGTGTGCTGGCCGATTTTCCTTGGAACTTTGCGACTAAAAAGGTGGCATTAGCCAATACAAATAATCCCCCACCTAATTGGGCGTATGCCTATCGCTATCCTAATGATTGTCTAAAAGCCATTGGCATTGTCGAACCTCATCAAAAGTACCGTAGACCAGATACAGCAATCCATTTTCATGTTGGTTCAGATGAAAACGGCACTGGTCGATTAATTTTTACTGATCATCCTAGTGCATGGCTTGAGTATGTTGCGCGTATTACTGACGTCAATATGTTTGATGCGTTATTTAAAGATGCCCTTGCATGGCGTTTAGCGGCTGAATTGGCTCGTCCATTGGCATCAAATGCGGGTATTGGTGGTGAGGCATTACAAATTTATCAAGGTGTTATTAAAAGCGCGGCCGCACATTCATTAAGTGAGTCAGCAGAGCCAACTGATTATATGGATGAATTCACACAAGCGAGGTTGTCATAATGCCATTTAGTCTTATTCAACCTAGTTTTTCAGGCGGTGAAATTGCACCAAGCCTATATGGTCGTGTTGATCTTGCGAAGTATTCAACTGCACTGCGCAAGTGCCATAACTTTATTGTTCGTCAATATGGTGGCGTTGAGAATAGACCAGGCACACGATTTATTGCTGAAACAAAGTATCAAAATAAGAAGTCTCGCCTTATTCCTTTCCAATTCAGCACCGTACAAACCTATGCGTTAGAGTTTGGTGATCGTTATATTCGCGTGTTTAAAGATGGTGGGCAGGTTCTCTATGCTGATGGTGAACATAAAGGCGAAGTGTTTGAATTAGCGACACCTTATAAAGAAGCTGATTTATTTGATTTGAAGTATACGCAATCAGCCGATGTTATGACGATTGTTCATACTGATTATCCACCAATGGAGTTACAGCGTTACGATCATGATGATTGGAAGTTAGTCTCCGTTGAAACCAAGAACGGCCCCTTTGAAGATATCAATACCGATAAGGCAATGAAAGTTTATGCCAGTGCAAGCACGGGGCAAATTACGTTAACGTCTACGCATGATATTTTTGGTACCGAGCAAATAGGTAAGCAGTTCTATTTAGAACAACGTGATATTGATGCAGTGCCGGTATGGGAAACAGATAAAACAACCAACCTTAATGATCAACGCCGTGCTGACAGTAACTACTATCGTGCCAATAGTGGCGGTAAAACAGGAACACTAAGACCGTCTCATACTGAAGGAATGAGCTGGGATGGTTGGGGTGGTGATACAGGGATCCAGTGGGAATATCTGCATAGTGGTTTTGGTATCGTAAAAATTGAAACCGTAAGTGAAGATGGTAAAACAGCCACAGGAAAGGTGATCTCTTATATTCCATCCAATGCCGTTGGTGAAGATAACGCCAGCCATAAATGGGCACGTGCAGTGTGGAATGATGTTGATGGTTATCCAAGCACCGTTGTTTATTATCAACAACGTTTATTCTTTGCTGGCTCTCGTGCCTACCCACAAACGATATGGGCCAGTCGTAGCGGTGACTATAAAGACTTTGGGCGCAATAATCCTATTCAGGATGATGATCGCATTATCTACACGTATGCAGGTCGTCAAGTTAATGAAATTCGCCATTTGATTGATGTCGGTTCGCTGGTGGCATTGACCTCTGGCGGTGAATATCAAATCACGGGTGATCAGAACAAAGTACTTACACCTTCCAGTTTTTCAATGTCATCACAAGGTGCTAACGGTTCAAGTGATTTACCGCCAATCTCTGTTGCGAACATTGCGCTTTATATACAAGAGAAAGGTAGTGCCGTGCGTGATTTATCGTATTCCTTTGATGTGGATGGGTATCAAGGCACTGACTTAACTATGTTAGCAAATCACCTATTTCAACGCCACCGTATTGTTGATTGGTCATTTACTACGGTTCCATATTCTATTGCATGGTGCATTCGTGACGATGGGTTAATGCTGGCTTTAACCTATTTAAGAGAACAACAAGTTTTTGCATGGGCGCCACAATCGACAGAAGGGAAATTTGAGTCAACCTGTTCGATCAGTGAAGGCAATGAAGATTCAGCCTATTTTATTGTTCAGCGTACAGTAAACGGTAAACAGGTTCGGTATGTAGAACGATTGGCTAGCCGTTTATTTACTCGTACAGAAGATGCTTTCTTTGTGGATTCTGGCTTAAGTTATGACGGTAGAAATACTGATATATCACAAACAGCAACTATCACTGGCGGAGCGGGTGAGTGGAACTATCAAGAAAACTATCAATTAGTGATTTCAGGCAATCCGGTCTTTAGTGCTTCTGATATTGGTAGTGCCGTCAATATTCCTTATTTTGAAGATAATGAACATAAAGAGCTTCGCTGTAAGATTGTTCAATATGTATCTGCAAATCAAGTGGTTATTTCTGCTAATCGCAATATTCCACCAGCATTACAAAATATGCCCACTACTGAATGGAGTATTGCCCGCTATCGCTTTGCTGGCTTAAATCATCTTGAAGGTAGGACAGTTAATATTCTTTCTGACGCTAATGTTTCACCACAGGCTATTGTCACCAATGGTGCAGTGGAAATTGATACACCATCAGCCGTAGTACATATCGGATTACCTATTACCAGCGAATTAGAAACGCTTGATATCCATATCAATGGGCAAGAAACATTACTTGATAAGAAGAAACTCATTAAGGTTGCCAGCTTAATTGTAAATAGTAGTCGGGGTATTTGGGCTGGTACTGAAAAAGAACGGCTATATGAGTACCCTCAACGTCAATTCGAGTTTTACGACAATCCTGTTGATGATGCCACAGGCATTGTTGAAATTAATTTAGATGCAGATTGGAGCAAAAATGGACGAGTCTTTATTAGACAGGTTGACCCGTTACCATTAGCGGTGCTCTCTGTTATTCCGCGTATTGATGCTGGTGGTTTCTAATATGAAAAAACATCATGTACAAATTATTCCTGCCATTCATGAACATATCGTTCGTTTATTACCACATGTAAGACAAGCTGATGTTAATGAGTTCTACGCTATGTCGATGCAAACACCTGAACAGGTATTACGGCATGGCTTATCTGTTTCTACTAAAGCTTATGCCGGCATTATTAATGATGAGGTCGTGACTATTTTTGGTGTTGCTTCTGGCTCATTACTTACTGGCTTAGGTGTTCCTTGGTTGGTGGGAACTGACTTATTAGAGCAACATCAGAAAACCTTTCTACGGCGCTGTAAACCCATTTTAAAACAGATGTTAGGGCAATACCCAACACTGATGAATTATGTCGATGAACGTAATCATATTGCTAAGGCTTGGCTCCATTGGTTGGGGTTTCAGATTGAAGAAGCAAAGCCAGCAGGTTTACTTCAGTTACCTTTCCATCGTTTTACATTGAGGGCTAAATAATGTGTGAACCAACAACATTAGCGGCAGCAGTAATTGGTACTTCTGCATTGCAAGCATACGGACAATATACCGATGGTAAATTTCAAGCATCAGTGGCCAATCAAAACGCCAAAATTAATGAAGATGCTGCACTTGATGCAATTAATAAAGGAAACGCTCAGGCACAAGAACAGCGTAGACGTACTCGCCAATTAGCCGGCACACAGGCGGCAACAATGTCAGCCAGTGGCATTGATTTAAGTACTGCGGGTGCTTTAGATATTTTGGGTGATACTGCCGCAATGGGTGAGCTTGATGCGTTAACTATGGTAAATAACGCTTCTCGTGAAGCGTATGGCTATCGTATGCAAGCTGAGAATGATCGCCTTAATGCAAAAATGGCAAGACGCTCAGGCAATATGGGTGCAATGACAACGTTATTAACAGCACCTATTCAAGCTTATGGCGCGTATCAGCTGGCTGGTGGTACATGGAGTCCATTCGGTGGTGGTGGCTCAGGTGCTGCGAAAGCGGGTAAGACATTTGCTAAAGCACCAAAAGGATTTTAATTATGCCAAAGGTTCCTACATACGATAATAGAACGGTTATGCCCGAGCAGTTACCGAATAATGGGTTTTCTGTTCAATCATCACCTGATGCTTTTGGCGCTGGCTTTGGTCGTGTTGGTGAGCAATATGTTGGTTTATTTGCAGAAGCAAAACAAAGAGCCAATGTTGCACTGGCGCAAGATGCCGCATTACAGCTACGACAAAAAGCCAACGAACTGATGACCGATCCACAAAACGGATTACTTTCACAGCAAGGTAAGAATGCGATTGGTAAAGCATCTGAGTACGAACAATCATTTCGTGATTATGCCGGTGAAATATCATCAACACTGCCTGACGATAGTGTGCGACAAAGCTTTATGCAACAAGCGCAAGAAATGGGTGTTCAGTTTGCATCACAAGCTAATCGTCATGAGATGGGGCAAATCAAAGCTTATGAACAAGATCAGTTTCAATCAACGTTAACATTAAATGCAGAGTCTGCCGCATCAATGTACGGCGATAATCAGGCTTATATCTCTGCACATAAACAAGTGTTTCAGCAAATAGAAGAGTTTGGATTATCACACGGTTGGGGTGAAGAGCAGATCCTCGCCAAGAAACAAGAATTCAAAGTAGCGACTGCACGTAAAGCGATTGAAAACCAACTCGGTGCTGATTATATGGGGTTCTTGGAGCGAAATGGAGAACCTTCAAACCTTGGTACTGTAAGTAGAGAACCAACCAATGATGCATCAAATAATAATACAAGAGGCGTTAGAAACAATAACCCCGGTAATATTCGACTATCTAGCAATAAATGGGTAGGGCAAACCGGTGATGATGGTGCATTTGCTAAGTTTGCCACACCTGAGCACGGAATTAGAGCATTAGGTAAAAATCTACTTTCTTATGCTCGACAAGGGTTTGTTACACCAGAGCAGATCATTAATCGTTGGGCGCCACCAGAAGATAATAATGATACTCAGGCATACATTGAGTATGTATCTGATTACCTCGGTGTTGCACCTAATCAGCCATTAGACTTAACGAATTTAGATACCTTAACGCATTTATCGACAGCGATAATGTATAAAGAGAATGGGCGTAACCGTGTTAATTACACTGATGAGCAGATAGCAACAGGCATACAGTCAGCACTTGGTTTTGTTGAATTACAAGCGACATCAGAAGCACCAAAACTATTAACTGGATCTGCCGCTTTCGATGCATTAGATGAAGCTGACCAAGCAAAATATTTACGACAAGCAGAACAGTTACGTAAGCAAAAGCAAAGTGAGTTACAGCAACAATTCGGTACTCGTTTAGCTGACTCTTACGCAGCATGGGAAAGAGGACTTGAAGCACCTAATGCGCCTACTCATGATGAATTAATCTCTGCGTTTGGTTATGACAAAGGTTCTGCTATGTCTGCCGATATGCAAGAAGCTAAGCGTTATGCTGGTTTTATGTCAGCGGCTAAAGAGATGTCTCCACAAGCACAGCAAGCTTTGTTATCACAAATTAGACCTCAAACGGGTGAAGCAAACTACGAAAGCAAAATTCAACGTTGGGAGAAATTTGGTAAGTTCGTTGAAGGTAATATCAAGGAACAAGATAAACAGTTTGCAGCTAACCGATTACAGCTTTCCATTCAAAATAATTTTCCGCTTGATCCTAATGATAAGAATAATCAGCAGGCAGCAGATGATTACTTTGAACAACATATTCAGCAGAGCTTTAATTTACGTGATGATAATAGCTTAAATGCCGTTGCTGAACTTACTGCAAGAACAGGGATTATCCCATCACAAGTTAAGTCTGTATTGAATATGGGGGCAACGTCTAAAGATCCTGAAGTTGTTCTTCCTATCGCGAAAATGTATGGGCAGATATTTGATAACAATCCTGCCTCAGCGACTGATATTCCATCAAGCACAATGGCGTATTACTCAAAAGTATATAGTTTAAGTCGTGCGGGTATGCCTGATGATAAAGCGGTAGAAACTGCATTTAAAACGACATTTGAACAAGATGAACGCACTAAGCAAATGATCACTTCTCAAATCAGGGATAAAGGATATATCAAGGATAGAGATAAAGCGGCGCAATCTAATATCAATGATTTTTACCCTTGGTATAAACCATTTTCTTCACCAAGCATTAGTAAGCCTGGTACTCAAAATGGCGCTTACTTACGTGACTATCAAACGCTGTATGACGCTAACTTTGCTGAAACAGGCGGTGATGCAGAACTCGCCAAGAAAATGACTAACGCTCAAATTAAAAGAACGTGGGCGGTATCAAATATTAATGGCAGTGAAGAAGTTATGCGTTATGCACCAGAAGCTGTATACGGTATTAATGAATCAGGTGCTGGAAACTGGATCGCAGGTCAATGGGAAGAAGAGAAAAAGCAATTAATGTCTAAGTCATTTGGTGGCGCTTCTTCTGGCACTGAAATCGTTATTGTCTCTGATGCAGTGACACCAAGAGATTACAGTTACGGCATAATGATAAAACAAACTGGTAGCGATGATATCCCTATTTATCGGCCATATACGGGAGATAACGGTTTACCTATTCGCTTTAAGCCAGAACAGTCATCATCACCGATGTATAAAGAGGTAATGGAAAAACGCCAGCAAAGCGTTAAAGAAGCACAGGATAAAAGGGAACGAGAAGAAGCATTGGATAAATCGCGCTCAGAATTTGATGAACGTCGTCAAAGTATCCGTGAGCAATATAAAGAAGCTCACAATGAGCGAGTAAATAAATTCAATAATTATTTTTCTTGGGATAAAAACTGATGCCTATTTACGAACAACAACCTGATGATATTTTATCTGCGGATATTAATGCTGTTCAGCAAACTGAACCTACTTACGGTGATAATATTTCACCGTCTTGGTATGACCCTATTAATCCGCTTGATGATAGACGGCAAACTAAAGAATTACGTGATGCGGCGTTTCGTATCGATAACTCAGTGGGTAGCTTGATTGCTACTGCACCTTTTAATCAATTTGAAGATGTAGAAGGCTATAACCCATTTGAAGATGAATTAACGCTTTCAGGCTATGAAGACTATGCCGATGCCTTTATTCATTCAAACTCTCCTCAAGAAACCGCTGCAATAAAACAACGCATTGATCGTGAGAAGAATGATAGACAGCAATTAATGGATTCAGGCGGTGCCGGTATTGTGAGTAGCATAGCTATGGGGGTTATTGATCCAATTAATGTTGCTGCAATGATGATACCAGGTGGTGCAATAGTAAAAGGTGGTAGTGTTGGTGCAACAGCAGGTAAGTTTGCATTGGCAAATACTGCTGGTGGCGTAGCTTCTGAAATGGCATTACATAGTACCCAAGAAACACGAACATTAACTGAGAGTGCGATTAACGTTACGCTTGATGCCATGATTGGCGGAACCTTAGGTTCAGCTGCGCAATTAGTTAGAAATCGAGGTGAGTTAATTAATAAAGTTAGAAATGACATTATTGAACCTCAACCAAGTAATAATCCACCAGCCAATCAATCTGGTGATCGAAGCATTGGTGCTGCGGAAGTTGCTAATACCACACTTGAACAAGAGACACTAAAAGGGCCCTCTTTTGTTAATAGAACAATGATGGTTAGCCCTGTTGGCCGTGTTGCTCAATCACCCTCTAAAACAGCGCGCCAAATTAACCAACAACTTACAGAAAATAACTTTACCTTTGCTAAAAATGAAGAAGGTATTGCGACATTTACCGCTGTTGAAACAAAAGTGAGAGGTTATGAAACACTTGTTTATAAGCAAGTAGAATCGACGAAAGATCACTTTAAACAGTATCGTCAATCTGGTGGCCGTGATATGAGCTATTACCAATTTAGTGAAGCTGTTGGTGATGCTATGCGCAATGGTGATACTCATGCGATACCACAAGTGGCAGAGGCGGCACGTTCTATTAGACCTATTGTCGAAGCAACCAAAGATAGAATGGTTGAATTAGGGATCTTACGTGAAGGTGTAAAGGTGACAACGGCACAAAGTTATTTCCCTCGTATTTATAAATTCGACAAGATTTTAAATGATCGTACTGAGTTTAAGAAAATCATTGCTGACTGGTTAGAAGAGATTAATCAAACCTCGATAAATAAAGCTAAAGGTAGCCTTGATCGTGCTGAAATTGGTATTGATAAAGCACGTAACGCTTCACCACAAGCTGAACGTTTAGGGCTTGAGATTAAAGAGGCTGAGAGTTGGTCAGGTAAAAAACCTTTGTTGATGGATGATATTAATAAATATCAAAAAATCATTAATGAAAAGAATGCGGTAGAAGTTGAGCTAAATTCACTATCTAACCTTGCTAAGTTAAATAAAACTCAAACAAGAAGACAAGCAACATTACAAAGAAAATTACAGCGTATTAATGATGCTGAGAATAAATTACCTGCATTACAACGTAGCGTTGATATTCTTGATAACCCTAGCAAGTTTAGAAATGAACATCGTCGTTTAGCACGAACTGCGAATTCTTTAACTCGCCATGACAGAATTAGGCAATCAGCATTAAATCGCATGACACCTTTAGAGCGTGAAGAATTAGATGCCGCAGCAGATGATATCGTTAATAAAATTATTGGTGCACCGTCAGGCATTGTACCCAGTGAACTGATCCCTGATGGATTAGTTAAACGCGCTGGTTTTACAAAAGATAGAACCCTAAACATTCCTGATGAACGCATTAAAGACTATCTCGAATCAGATGTTAATTATGTAATGGAAAACTATATTCGCCAAGTGGCGCCTGAAATTGAACTTACAGCTAAATTTGGTCGTGTTGATATGGATAATCAAATCAAAGCGATTACAGAGGAATACAACCAGCTTATTGCTGATGCAACCACACCTAAAGAACGTAGTCGATTAGAAGCACGAAGAGAAGCTGATTTACGTGATATTCGTGCTATGCGTGACCGTCTATTAGGAACTTATGGCGCACCTAAAGATCCATCTAGTTTCTTTGTTCGTGCTGGTCGTGTGGCTCGTCACGTTAACTTCTTACGTTTATTAGGTGGCATGACAATATCATCGTTACCTGATATGGCTCGTCCGATTATGCAACACGGCTTACGTAGTGCGTTAAAACCATTGGGTAAGATGCTAACTGATATCGGTGCTATGCGTATTGCTAAAACTGATTTACGTGAAATGGGTATTGGTCTTGAATATGTATTATCCAGTCGTTCTAAGGTGATTGCTGACCTTAACGATCCATATAGCAGACGTAGCTATTTAGAACGTGGTTTACAATGGTCATCACAGAAATTTGGCAACCTTACGCTGATGAATCAATACACCGATACTATGAAAATGTGGTCTGGTGTTATTACTCAATCTAAGGTACTGAGAGCGGCAAATACTTTAGATGCTGGTGGTACGCTAAGTAAACAAGAAATAAAGAAACTCGCTCATATTGGTATCGATGAATCAATGCTAAAGCGTATAGCAGATCAGTTTAAGCGACACGGTGAAGACTTAGACGGCATGTTAACAGGACATAGCCACTTATGGGATGATCGTGTTGTGCGTGAAACTTTCCAAGCGGCAGTATTAAAAGACGTAAGAACCACGGTTATCACACCGGGCATTGGTGATACACCATTAATGATGAGCAGTGAACTAGGTAAGATAGTTATGCAGTTTAAAACCTTCTTCTTTGCTACTCACAATAGAGCGCTGGTCTCAGGCATACAATCGGGTGATGCATCATTTTACTATGGTGCATTGCTTCAGGTTGCACTTGGATCCCTAGTCTATATTCTCAAGGCTAAAATGGCAGGGCGTGATATTAATACTGAACCGGCTAACTTAGTGAAAGAAGGGTTAGACTGGTCAGGGATGATGGGGTGGCTAGGTGAGCCTAATAACGTATTGGAAAACCTTAGCGGTGGTACTTATGGTATGAGTGCCATGTTTGGTGGTCCACCAGCATCACGTTATCAAAGCCGTAATGGAATTGGTGCCTTATTAGGTCCTACATTTGACCTCGGTGGTGATATTAAAAACATTACATCAGGTGTATTAAATGGTGAGTTTGATGATAGAGAAGTGCGATCTGTACGCAAACTATTACCTTTCCAAAACTTGTTTTATTTGTCACCATTATTGAATCAGGTTGAAGAACAGATGAAGTAATGGTGGTTAGATGAATATGAATAAACCTATTAGAAATGCAGAAAAAGATAAAAGTGACGCTCAAATGAATTCTAGAATAGGGCTATATATATTTTTTGCTGGAATAGTATTACTTATAAGCAAATACATATGGGGAACAGATGTTAGTTCCGCACTTGCTGGCGGTATAGCTGGAGGTGGTTTAGTCTACTGGGGAATGAATTACGACAAGGTTAGTAAACTAAAGCGAAAACTTGATGATCTATGTTATAAAAAATATAACAAACCTCATAAAGATTCATGGAATGATATTGCTGATGACGAGGGGTATTGATGAAAAACTTATTATTAATAACATCGTTGTTATTTAGTTTTAATGCATATTCTTATGTGTATGGTGGTAGCAATTTATATGGTAGTAATTACCCATCATTCAATGATATGGAACCAAGCAGACCATATACAGACGATCAGTACTCTTGGCAGAATTATAAAAATGAGGCTGAACGCTATGTTGATGCAGCTAAAGAATATGTTGATAAAGCAAACAATGATATACAACGTATACAGGAAGCTAAGTCAGAAGCTATAGAAAACGCAAATAGAGTAATTGAAGAATATAATAGAAATGTAAGAGGGTATTAATCAATGCACCGCGAATGCGGTGCATATCTCATTTTTTCAATTCAGCTAAAATACATTCCACTAACGGTATTATATTTTTATTGCCTCTCATCTTCTGAACTATAAAGTTTCTCATTGCTATCAGTTCTACAAGCGGAGCTGATACATCATGACCATCTTCTCCCATCTTTGTTAAAAGTGCTTCAAGGCTTGATTTTGTAATTAACTTTTCAATCCCTTTATCGGTATTCACTACATCTGGATAGTTAGCTGGTGCAGGGTATTCATACTTCTTTTCCATTGCTAAAGTCCTCACTAATGAAAACGGTCACGCAAACTATAATAACGTAAATGCATTAAAATGTTTATCTAAATGGTTAATCTAATTATCTATTTGATAACCATTATTGCAAATATGGATATATTTTATAGTTGAACGTATCATATCCTCATTAACACCAGAGGAGATGGGCAATGACTGTATCTACTGAACTAAGCCATGAAGAGTATGTAGGCAATGGCGTAACAACGGATTTTGATTTTCGATTCCGTATCTTTGAAAGCAGACATTTGATTGTTGTCGTTGCTGATGATGATGGTAATGAAACTACATTAAAGAATGGCACTGATTATTTTATTGTTGGTGTTGGTTCTTATTTCGGTGGAAAAGTAGTTCTTAGTAAACCTTTAGCCAAAGACTGGAAGATATTATTAGAACGCGATTTACCCGTTGTACAAGAAACTGATTTACGTAATCAGGGTAAATTTTTTGCTGAAGTACATGAAGATGCCTTTGATTATCTAACAATGTTAATTCAAAAAGCATTGGGCACTTTCTCTTTAAGCTTACGTAAGCCTACCTATCTATCAAATTACTATGATGCTAAAGGCAATCGTATTGCTAATTTAGCACCACCTAAGTTCGGCACTGATAGTGCCAATAAAGACTATGTTGATAACAGTATTAAGGATATTGATAGTAAGACATTAAGGGTAAATGATAAGCCTATTAATGCGTTACCAAACACTGAACAACGCGCCAATAAAATTTTAGCGTTTGATGATAATGGCCAGCCAATAACAGTTTTGCCAGAGAGTGGTTCTGCTTCTGATGTGTTGATTGAGTTGGGTAAACCTACGGGGGCTTCACTAATCGGGTTACCTCAAGGTCAATCATTGGCTGATGATTTGAGTAATAGAATTTACCCAGGAGGTGACGCAGCTAAAAAAGCCAGAGACATAATTGAATCTGGCAGAACGCCGATTTTTATGAATGGAGATCATTTCTTTAAATCAATAATAACTACAGGAGGGCTGACAGCGTTTGTTGCATTAGATGATTACAAAGGATTTTTGACAGAAAGTAAAAAAGTTAGATTGTATCCATTAATGAATGCTAATACTTTTTTTACAACAATAAATAAAGTAGCAACTGACATAACATTATCGGCTTGCGCTATTTTCGGAACTACTAAAGAAAATCCAGAGTTACAGCTTGTTGATAAAGGATTTTCAAACCACATTGATATGGATTCAAGAGTTCCTCGATTAATTTTGGATAGAACTAATTTTGTTGGGTTTAAGGAATCATTAGATACATTTACTTGGAGTTCATCGTTATACAACACGGATGCTGGGTGGAATAAAGTTGGCTATCATTTTAGGAATACTGAAAACACATCATTGCGTTTAATTGGAACTGGAGCAACTAGTTGTGGAACATGCTATTACATTGAAAGAGCTGTTTATGGTGTAATGTTAAATGCTTTTTCTGATGACTGTGATATAGGTATTCAGATTGATAATGCTCAAGGATTTAGCATTATTTCTCCCGGGTTTGAACACTGCAAGCAGTTAGCTAGGATAGGAACAGATGATTGGAAAGTGCAGACTGAAGGGATTAAATGGTCTGGTGGTTATGTTTATAGAAGAAATAGATCTGCCTATGAGGATAAGTTTGAATATTGGGGGGATTGGGGAGTCGAATTATTCAGAGTTTATCGTAGTGAGTTTGACTTTTCAGGTATAGGGAAAGATTGGTTTAAAAGAAATAAAAAAGGATTTATTAAGTTAAAAGATTGTTTTGATATTAAAATAAATGGATTACCACCAGAATATATATATGTTGATTATAGTGGTTCTGGAACTTATGATGACATTTCTCTGGGAGACAGTTGTAGTTATATTGGTAAAAACTTATATATTAGTAATTTAGGGTATGATTATAATGATGGTTCAACAGACGCCACACCATTTAAAACATTCGAAAAATTGAACTTTTCATTAAATAATGAAATAAGATATGAAAGAGTTATAAATGTAATGTCTTCAATAGAAACTGCTTTTATATTAAAAAATAAAATAACCAGAATTAACCCAAAAACATCACAGAGAAATACTTCTTTAATATTTAATTTTAATGGATTTGGTTCAAATGGAGCTTTTATAAATAATGTTAATACCGGTGGAAATGGTGTTGCTATAAATGATTGGTTGATAAATAATAATTCATTTATTGAATCAAGCTCGCTAATTAACATAAAAAATTTAACTATAAAGAATAATTGTACACTTAATATTATTGGTTCAATGGTAACTATATCTAATATAATAATGGGTGATAATTCAAAAATTGTTGCAACATCAGGAAGTCAGGTATCTTTAACTGGTAATTTAAATGGAGGAGAAATTGTATCAAATAGCTCCATTATATATACATCTGTTGGTTCTACCAATACTAAAATGGTTAAAGTTATAGGAGGGCAAATATTCTCATCATAATCATTTCACCCCCAGTATTCTGGGGGTAATCTAGTATCAAATAATACTTTTTATAAATCTAATAAAATATTCATATAAAGAAAATATAAGTATAGGGAATGTTAATCCAAAAAGTGTATATATAATTATTGAATAATCAAACATAAAATGTTTAGTTGATGTAGATTGTTTCATATCCCATAACCCAAAATAACTAAACAATATATCAATGATAATAAAAGATAGCATGTGATAACTCATTATATCTCTAGATCTAATACCTATTATTCTAATAATTTTATTTATATTGAAGGTAATCATTATCTTTGATATGTAAAAACATATACAAATACATGCAATAGGAATTATTATTGAATTTAAAAAGCCAGAATTATATTTGCTCCATGACATAACTGATACATCAATTTTATAATAAGATGATGCAAAGATTAGGATTATATAAAGCATAGTAATAAGATAAAAGTTATTAATTTTAAAAAATTTATTTCCAAATAAATATCCAAGAATAATAAATGAACTAGATACAAGAGTTTGTGATATTACATTGTAAATTTGAAATTTATTTGTATTGTACATTTCTGAGAAATATGTTATTCCGATATAACACTCTAAGATTGCTAATAAAAATAAAACAAAATTAAATGCCATTTTATTTGTATTAATATTTTTTAATAATTTTATTATTATAAATGTAAGTATTATTGATAAATAATATGCTTGTAAGAACCACATTACAATAAATAATTCATTATTATGATAATTCATATCAAATGCATGATTTATTGTGTTCATTACTCCATCAAAAAAAGGTTTACCTAAATATATTCCATAATAATTACTAATTAATAATGACAAAGATCCAATGATTATATATGTATAAATGGAATATGGTATTATTTTCCTTGATAAAGAGTAAATAAAAGTGGTTGTTTTTTTTGATTCATTTAGCGTTATTCCTGCCAAAAAAAAGAAAAGTTGCATGTGAAAATAGTATGGTCTCATTACAGGAAACACCCATCCTTTGTAATGACCAACAACAACAAAAAAAATTCCAATAGCTTTAAGGTAATCCAGTCTTAAGCTTTCTTCGTTAGATAGTTTCATGAGTAATTAGTTAGCATTTAGTTGTGTTATATTTATAACATAAATGTAAATTTAGGTCAGTATTCTATATTTTTGTTTTATTAAGTGACTTTATTTTCTTATTTGCATTTTTGTTTATCTGTATGATTATGTAGTATCATGATTATTCATTAATCACTGGTACTACACTCATGCAAGAAGATGTCTACACAAAAACTGGGATCGGCACAACTGCTTTTCTTGGTTACTTCGCAGGGCTTCCAGCAGAAGTTGTTATGGGTTCACTGTTGGGAGCCATCTTCTTTACCACTGCTGCTACTGAATATAGCTTTAAACGTAGATCGGTATTAGCCTTTCTAAGCTTCGTTTGTGGTCTTATATTCTTTAGTCCTGCAGCAACTATCTTTATTTCTGTTACTGGCCTTTTCGGTGTGAAACCGGAGCAATACGAAATCGAACATATCGATGCCGTAGGTGCTTTTGTTTCCGCTTTGCTCGTGGTTAAGTTAAGCGTAAAAGCATACGGAAGGGCTGATATACCGAAACAAGGAGGGCAACAATGAAATGCGAAACACTGCTCACTATTGTTAATGCCATCATCTGTACCGTCATATTTCTACGTGTGTTCTATTTTAAACGTGACGGCAGACAACACTGTAAAAAAGGTGGATGGTTAGCTTTCCTCATTCTTGCTTACTCTTCAAGCGTACCTATTCGCGCTTACTTCGATCCTAATTATCACGCTGATATCTACAACATCTTTGCCAATATCCTGATCTGCACAACGCTGTTGGTCAGTAAGGGCAATGTCATCAAGTTTATAAAGGGGTGAATATGTCATTAGTCGATAAACAAAATACGTTTACAGGTATGGTTGCTAAGCTGGTCACCTTTGCTCAGCAGAAGGGATATAAGCTGACGTTTGGTGAAGCTTATCGAACACCAGAACAAGCACAGCTTAATGCAAAGAAAGGATCGGGTATTAGCAACAGTTTGCATACTCAACGTTTAGCAGTCGATTTCAACCTATTTGATGCTAACGGAAAATACCTTACAGCCACTAGCGACTATAAAGAACTGGGTGAGTATTGGGAATCATTGGGTGGTAGTTGGGGCGGGCGTTTTAAAACGCGTCCTGACGGTAATCATTTTTCATTAGAGCACAATGGGGTTCGTTAATGAATAAAACCGTCATAGCGTTAATTGCTTTGGCTGTTTCCTTTACCGCTGGCTTTGTTGCTGGCGGTATTTATTTTGATAACCAAGCAATGAGCAAACAGATTGTAGGTAATCAACTAGATGAAAAGGATGTGGCCACAAATATTGAACTGCGTAAACAAGCAGACAATGAACAGCAGAATAGGTTGGAGATATACCATGACGCACAACAGCATGATACGATACGTACAGAAGCTTTGCTTGATCGTGTTCTTAATCACTTTGACAGGGTGCAGCTCTCAACCGGTACCACGAAAACAGAAGTTGCAAGTACCGATAACACCAATACCTGCCGAATTGAGAAAGCCAAAGCCAGTGAACTTTCTCGACAACTACGAGAAACACTTGAACGATATGGGCGTGAAGCTCAGCGTGCAGATGAAAACACCAGAACACTCAACCTTTGTATTTCAGAGCTGGAAGCAAAGGAAAAACTCCTCAATTCTTACCGATGAAAAAGTAGACAGATTTCATAATGACGGTATCGATGACGGTGTTAGTGATATCTAATTCAAATATAATTTATATTTATCAGTGAGTTAAATTACCAGAATATAATTGAGTGGGAATAAAATACCGTTTATCAGCAATAGTTGATAAAGGTTAAAAAACCAAGAGCCATCAGTAAGTTACTGGTGGCTTCTAAAATATTATGGCGATAAATAACGAAAAATAATATTTGGTATTATACCTAATAAACTTAATATATTAGAAATAATAGTAATTAAATTCATTAGCATGAATTCTTATTCCTAATAACCTTCCTTAATTCTTTTATAATATCCTCTTCAAACCATATACTATTATCGACAATAATGGCATGCTCGATTTTATCCACGAGAACAATTTCAGTTTCAATATTACTCTTATTTAATAATGCTTGTATATGTTGTAAATGGCGACGTTTACCTGTAAACCAATTTCTACTAATAGTGAGTAAATTAACGGTGTCGGTATATCCGTATCCTAACCATTGTTTTAAATTAAGTAATGCGATTTTGTTTTCTTTAGAAAAGGTAGGGCGAAGAAGATAAAACTGACTGCCAGCGGCTTTGGCATCGTAGATATCTTGCAGAAAATCCTCGACACTTTCTCCACTGCCAACGGTATCAATTTTACCCGTAAAGGTATCCACTAAATAGGCATTTACACCAACATAACAATGCTCTGGTTGATTATAAATAACATAACGCTCAGAGTTACAACGGATTATCCAAAAGTCTTGCTTAGGCGATAACTCACAAAAATAAATAGCAAACCGCTCACCACAAGGTGATGAATGACAATGATTAAGAACGATATCTTGTGCTTGTTGTGAGGTTATCATTTTAATTTATAAACCACCTAATTACACATGGATAAAATGGGAATTTGACTAAGTTTGTATTGGCTTATGTCTGTGTTATAACCATAGAATATTAACGTTGAGATGTAAATTAGTGAAAAAATCACAAATAAGGAGATAAGGACATCATGCATAATGAGATATTAAAAAAATTACCGCAAATAGAACAAGAGCATCAAGTTAAATTACTTTATGTTGCAGAAAGTGGTAGCCGAGCTTGGGGATTTGCCTCAACAGATAGTGATTATGATGTGAGGGGGATTTTTATACGCCCTCGCAATGCCTATCTTTCTATCGATAAACCTAAAGAAACCTTTGAATGGATAGAAAACAGTTGGTTTGATGTTGGTGCTTGGGATATTACTAAGGCACTGCATTTATTACGTAAATCGAACTGTATATTATTAGAGTGGCTACAATCACCGATAATTTATCAACAATATCCTAATGCCCAAAAGGAATTGTTTGAGCTTGCAAAACTCTATTATCAACCCAAAGTGATTGTTCACCATTACCGAGGAATCGCTAAAGTTGTAAGTGGATATTCTCCTGAAAATAACTCAAAGAGTCAGATTAGTGTAGCGCCAATAAAATTAAAAAAATGGTTCTATATGCTGCGTTCTCTTTTATCCGCTTATTGGACAGTAAAAACGGGTGATATTCCACCTATGGAATTGGATAAGCTGATAAAAATTTTAACTGTTGAAGAACAAAAAGCCATCAAAGAGCTAGTAGAATTTAAATCAGATAAAAATGAGCATTTTACTTGGATCCCAACAGATGCGATGCAATATTTAGTGATTTCTTTATGGCAAGAGACAAATGTTCAATTAGCAAAAAGAACAGTGCCAGATAATGATATTTTAAATAATTGGTTTAGGAAGAAATTAGATGAAACTTACCATTGAAGATATAAAGCCTTACCTTTTATTTGAAAGTATCTCTGGAAGTCGTTCTCATAACCTTGCGACGGAAACATCAGATACGGATATTAAAGGCATATTTTATCTCCCTAAAGATCTTTTTTATGGGTTGGAATACACACCGCAAGTCAGTAATGAAACCAATGATATCGTTTATTATGAACTAGGACGATTTATAGAACTATTGTGTGCATCTAATCCTAATATTTTAGAGCTACTTAATTCACCTGAACATGTGGTTATTTATAGACACCCTTTAATGTCATTAATAAAGCCAGAGTGGTTTTTGTCTAAAACATGTATTCAAACATTTGTGCACTATGCGCAAGGCCAAATTAAAAAAGCTCAGGGACTAAATAAAAAAATAGTAAATCCAATTGAAAAAACATTAAAAACTATTCTCGACTTTTGTTATGTGATTGAAGACGGAAAAACAATTTTAATCAATACTTGGTTAGAGAATCGACATTGGAAACAAGAACATATTGGATTAACAAAACTTGCCCATGCTCAAGATATTTATGCAATTTATTATGATGATAAAGCGAATTATCAAGGAATAATAAAAAAAGAAAGTGCTAATGATGTACTGCTAAGCAGTATTTCTAAAATAGCAAAACTAGAAGGTTATCTTAGTTTTAATAAAGAAGGTTATAGCGCATATCGAAAACAATATCATGAATATTGGCAGTGGGTTGAGCAACGTAATGATGTTCGTTACCAACAAAATATCGATCATGGGCGAAGTTACGACAGTAAAAATATGATGCATACCTTTAGATTACTCTATATTGCATTGGGGATCGCACAAGAAGGGAAAGTAAAGGTTTGGTGTGATAATCGAGATGAGTTATTAGCAATTAAAGCCGGTCAGTTTAGTTATGATGAATTATTAGAGCGTAGTAAAACTCTTATCAAGAATATTGAGAATACATTTCAACTAAGCACATTGCCTGATGAAATTGATCCTTCAATCGCGGAGGTTGCACTTATAAATATAAGAAAAGAGCTTTATAAATAG